TATAACTATTTAGCAGAACTCCATCCTGATAAACCATAACAATTGGAGCAACACGGATGTTAAGATCGGAAGCAAGATCCTTTTCTTTATCTATGTTGACTTGATCAATTTCAATATTTGGCACCGCTGTAGTTAATTCTGAGTAATATTTGTTTCCGAGAACAGAATTAGAAGAGGAGAACAGAATAACTGTTCTCCCCTTCAGCGTTTTGCCTCCGAAGCAATCCTTTGTAAGGTCCATACATCTATTTAGCAGATCAGGAATTCTGACCACATTTTTTATAGCTAAATATTGGCAGGAGTGAATATGCCAATTTACGATTATGTTTGCACTGATTGTCATTATGAGTTCGAAAAAAAGCTTCCGATGGATGATCATTCATTACCTGAATCGGAACCTTGTCCTGCATGTGAGGTACTCGCCATAAAACAATTTGTTCCTCAAATGAATATTGGAGATCCTGTTAGGCTTGGAGTCTCAAAGGTCCCAAGCGACTTTAACAAATACGTTCTTGATAGGATCCGAACACAACATCCAAAGAATACAATGAGAAACACAAAGGCACCAAACAACATCAAGGAAATCTAGAAAGAGGTTTTATGTCCTCTGTTAAAACGCCAAAGACTAAGAAAACACTTGAGCCAAAGATTGATAATTCCTTTAAGCTTAAAGAAATCTTTCCTTTAACAGAAACTCAAAAAACTGTTTTCTCCCAATTTGAAGAAGGACAGAATCTGATTATGATGGGCACGGCTGGAACAGGCAAAACTTTTTGTTCTGCCTATCTTGCTCTTAAGTCTTTGATGGAACGAAAAAATTCAGTAGATCATCCATCCAGAGTATTGTTTATTCGATCTGTTGTTTCAACCCGTGATGTTGGATTCCTTCCAGGAACACTTAAAGAAAAATTAGCAGTTCACGAGGCACCGTATAAAGGGATTTTTGCTGAGTTGCTGCAACGTGGCGATGCATGGGAAATCCTGAAGACAAAGGGAATTGTTGATTTTCAATCAACATCTTACCTGCGTGGAACAACTATTACTGACACGTTTATTGTTGTTGACGAATTCCAGAATATGAATTTGTCAGAGTTGGATACGATTATCTCTCGTGTTGGTAAGAACTCCAAGCTAATATTTTGCGGCGACCTTGAGCAAACAGATCTACTGAAATCCAAGTTTGATGTGACAGGTTTACCGAAGTTTGTTTCGATTATCCATAAGATGCCTTCTTTTTCAGTTGTTGAGTTTGGCGTAGAAGACATTGTTCGCTCTGGTATTGTAAAGGAATACATTATCGCAAAAAGGGATCTTGGTATCGGTTGCGTTCTGGAATAGAATAAGGTATAATAGTATAGTGAGAAAGTTTTTTAATCATAAGCCATTGGTTCTACCAGAACTAATGGCAGTAACAGAAGAAGGGGTTGGGCGAATATACCTAACCCCTTCTGGCGAAAAGTATCCTTCTGTTACAACTGTTTTGGGTCTGCTTTCAAAAGATTCAATAGCAGAATGGCGCAAAAGAGTAGGTGACGAAGAAGCAAATCGGATCTCTAAAAAAGCTACTTCTCTTGGTACTGACATTCACAAGATTGTTGAAGACTACCTAAACAACAAAGAAGACTACATAGAAAAATATGGACCTTTTGAAAAAATGGTATTTTCTTCTTTTCAGGAATGTCTAAACAAAATTGACAATATCCTCTGTCAGGAATCTACCCTATACTCTGATGTATTAAAAGTTGCTGGTCGGGTAGACTGTATTGCTGAATATGAAGGGCAACTCTCGATCATTGATTTTAAGACTGCAAACAAAGCAAAAGAAGAAGAACATATTCTTGGTTACTTTATGCAGCTTACAATGTATTCACTTATGCTTGAAGAAATGACAGGCATTCGTATTCCAAATATTGTTATCTTAATGGTGACAACATCGGCTGAGGTACTTGTGTTCAAAAAGAAAAGAACCGACTACTACAAACAAGTGAAGGATCTGATAAATGAATATAGAAGAACTGTATAACATAATCCACCAAGACACACAGATCAACAGACTTGATCTTGTAAACGAACTTGCCCGTTGTCCTAATCTGTTTTCTAAGTACCTCGGAATGTATCAGGAAGAAAAACTGCGCCTCCGTGTACTGAAAAGAAAATATGATGAGATGTACAAAAATCGCAGGGACTTCTATATGGGAAATGCTTCTGATGAAGAATATAAAGAAGAAATGAATGAAAGAAAAGCGCTCAGACAAGACGTACAAATTTATCTTGAAGCAGACAACAAACTCCAGAATCAGGTAGACAAGATAGAATTCCAGAAATGTATTGTTGATATGCTGGAACGCACTGTTGACAATTTAAAGTACCGATCCAAAACAATTGATTCCATGATCCAGCTAATTCGCTTTGAGAACGGCGCATAAATATATGTGGTGATAACTTTACGCAAAATTGATAATGTCTGGTCCAAAATAGAAGCAGAACCACACATCATCCAGGAACTTTCTGAAAGGTTTACTTTCAAGGTTCCTGGATATCAATTTATGCCCGCCTATAGAGCAAAGAGATGGGACGGGAACATCAGACTATTAAAGCGTGGAACAAATAAGATTTACGCTGGTCTTACCCATTATATTCAGAAGTATGCAGAAGAAAACAATTATCAGCTAAATGTTGATTATTCGCATACTCAAGAACCAAAACCGCTCTCGTTTTCCAAATGGTTCTACAACGGCGAACAGATTCATCCTCACGATCATCAGTCAAAAGCAATTTATGCTGCACTTAAAAACAAACGCCAGTTATTTCTTTCTCCTACTGCTTCTGGCAAATCCCTTGTAATCTACACAATCGCTAGAAATCTGCTTTCCCAAATACCAGGTAAAGTTCTAATCCTTGTTCCTACTACTTCACTCGTAGAACAGATGTATTCCGACTTTTCTCATTATGCTGATGCAGGCTGGGATTCTACTCAATATTGTACCAGAATTTACTCAGGGATGATAAGAGAAGATAAGGCAATTGTTATCTCAACATGGCAATCTCTTTATGATAAACCAGCTTTATACTTCTCTAACTTTAATGCCGTTATCGGCGACGAAGCCCATCTATTCAAGTCCAAAGAAATCTCAGGTTTGCTTGAAAAATTAAGCCAGTGCGAATATCGTTATGGGTTTACAGGAACACTTGACGGCGAACAGTGCAACCAGTTAATACTTGAAGGATTATTCGGACCTGTTAACAAGATTGTGAGTACAACCGACCTGGTAGAATCAAAGCATTTATCAAACTTCAAGATTAAATGTTTTGTACTAACTTACCCAGATGACGTCAAAAAAGCCAACAAGGATAACAAGTTTGAAGATGAAGTACAATTCCTTATTTCAAACGAGAAAAGAAACAAATTTGTAGCCGATCTTGCTGCTAACACAAAAGGAAACACGCTAGTACTTTTCTCAAGAGTAGAATCACATGGCCTGAAAATATTCAATCTAATAAAAGAACGAACAGAAAAACCAGTGTACTTTATCTTTGGAGGAACTGAAACATCAATCCGAGAAGAAGTCAGAAAAGAAGTCGAGGCTGCTGAAGATGCAATTATTGTGGCTTCATCCCAGATCTTTTCAACAGGTATAAATATTCGGTCCCTTGCAAATATCATATTCTCATATCCATCAAAGTCCAGAGTCAGAACCCTACAATCAATTGGAAGAGTACTGCGTGTTTCTTCCAAAAAGGTTATGGCTAAGATCTTTGATATATCTGATAATCTTACCTGGAAGGGAAAGCCAAATTACACGTACAAACACTTTGCTGAAAGATTGAAGATTTACACAGAAGAAGACTTTGAGTATTCTATAAAAGAAATACAACTGGAGAACCTATATGCAACCCCAATCCCTGAGCTTTGAGAAAAGAATTCCAACAACTGTTGATGAGGCAATGGAAGAATTGGATCGAAGGATTATGATAACAGGACAAACCAACTTCGGTAAAGTAAATGCTCGTGTATTGTTTAGAGAATTGTTACAGGATTATACTAAAGGGTTAGAATCAAGAAGACTGTATATATAGTATATCAAGCGGCTACATAGCCTATTATAACGAATATTTTTAGAAAAGGCAAGCGATATTATATTAAAATCTTTTAATCTTCTCACTCTTGTTTTCTGTCCCATAAAGAGGTATACTTAATATGACCGCTAAGAAAA